CTTTATTACTTCCATGAGCGTGGTTGGAATAAAGTTAAATGGGGGAGAAAATAATGTATGAATATTATGTAAGAAAAGTAGAGAATGTCGTAGATGGAGATACCATTGACGTTCTTATTGATTTAGGGTTTGATATCCTATTTGCATCTCGTGTAAGACTGGCTGGTATTGATACCCCAGAGTCTCGCACAAAGGATCTTGCCGAAAAGGCTCTTGGACTTGAAGCCAAAGAGTACTTAAAGAAGTCTTTAAAGGATGCCAAGTCTGTTGTAATTAAGACTGAGAAGATGGATTCATCTGAAAAGTATGGTCGCATTTTAGGCTGGGTATATGTTAATGGAGATACAGAATCACTTAATGATAAGATGATCAATGATGGTTATGCATGGGGATATATGGGAGACACAAAGGTTAAAGATTTTACAGCACTTGCAAAGGCAAGAAAGAAGTCTGGTAAATGACACACGTACTTTACTTCACAGCTGACTGGTGTAATCCTTGTCAACGCACCAGACCAATTACAGATGAGCTTAAGCGTGAAGGAATAATTGATTTTTTATATGTTGATGTAGATACAGAGATAGAGTTGTCAGAAGAGTTTGGTATTAAATCTATACCAACATATATATTAATTCAAGATGGTGTAGAGGTTAAAAGAATGAATGGTGCAAAAACTCGTCAAGAATTCTTGGACTTCATGGATGTTTGATGACGATGCTATAAGTCAGATAATAGATGACTTAATTCTTGATGGTGGTTTAGAAATTGCAGGTGTTGATCCTGAAACTGGAGAAATGTTATATTTGTTTACGCCTAAAATTAAAGAACTAATGCCAGAGCTTTACCACGACCACCTTAATTTTGTTAATGACGAGCTTATGGCTTTGTGGGAAAAGGGTTATGTAAACATAGAGTTGCTTGAAGATGACCCATTAATATCACTTACTGATAAATCAAATGATCCAAGGGAGATGGCAAAGCTTTCTAGGCAAGAAAAATGGTCTTTGCAAGAATTAAAAAGAGCCATAAGTGCTCAAGAATTCTGATATAATCGTTATATGATAAAAGAAGGCGATTTTGTAATGGGCATGACATCAGAAGGCATGGTTCATGGGATGGTAGAGCACATTATGATTGAGGGCGGAGTATACGGAGTTCCTGGAACAGAGTATGCAATTCAGTCTATGCCACCAGAAAATCCAGCAATGGCTGTTAGAATTTACGAAGAAGAAGATGGCAAGTGGGAACCAACCGCTTACAGTATTGGAATGATGTACAAGGATGCTGAACTTATTGATATAAACAATCACTCAATGAAAGAGGAAGAGATGGACTCAGAAATAGGAATGGCAATGTATGACTCATCAGTTGGTAAGTCACATTCTTGTAACAATTCATCATCAATAAATAAAGCCTACGAAGGTTGTGGATGTCCTACATGTAAAGAATTAAATGTAAATTGTGAAAACTGTCCAGTTTGTCAGGCAGAAGAAATGAATAAGGCAAAGCCAAACTATGGAGACGTAATCAAACCACGTTCTGGTGGATCAACACCTTCAAATCCTAAACTTTATGCAAGAGTTGTTCAAGCAGCAAAAGACAAGTTTGATGTTTATCCATCAGCCGTAGCAAATGCATGGGTTGTTGCAGAGTATAAGCGTCGTGGTGGCACATACAAGTCTGAAAAGCAAATAGATACAGATAACTTCTGGAACGGATTTATCAAATAATGCCAAAAAGAAAAGCTGGATCATTTAATGCAACACAAATCAAAGACGGAAAAATTGTTCGTTTAAATAAAAACGGTACAATTAAATCTATAATTGACGACTACACAGTTAAGCACCCAAAGAAGGATAAGTAATGGCAGACTCATACTCTCCTAATGATGGCATGAAGGCAGCAGCACGTCGTGCTTTAAAATGGAAAGAGGATGGCCTAGCAACTGGTGCTGGAACTCCTGTTGGTTGGGGACGTGCAAGCGATATTGTTGCAGGAAGATCTATGTCTCTTAGTACTGTTAAGAGAATGTATTCTTTTTTTTCACGTCACGAAGTGGATAAACAAGGAAAAGATTGGGACAAGCCATCTAACGGAAAAATAATGTGGAATGCTTGGGGCGGGGATGCTGGGTTTGCTTGGTCTCGTGCTATTGTTGAAAGAGAAAAGAAGTTTTGGCAATCAAGTCCATTTAACCTTAAGGGGTAGTGATGACATTAATCTTAATTCTTGGCTTGACATTGGCACTCATATGCCCTATAATTATAATAACAGTAAAAAGAAATAAAAAATCTTTTGCTAAAGTTGTATACTCTCAAAGTGATATACATCAAATAGTAAGACATTTTTTACCAAAAGATCTTTTTGAAATGCCAAAACCTGTTTCTCAGGCAAAGAAACATGTAAGCAAAAATACCGTAAGGGTATTGATAATAGAGGATCAAGCGTATTGGGTGCATGACAATATGTTTTACATTGCTGATACGGCTGAAGGTTTAGTGAACGCAGACACTGTACGTCCAGTTGATACACACAATATGTCAAAGCGAGATATTGATAAGATGCTATTCATTTTGGATAGCTTAAAGAATGGAAATTCTGATGATAGTAGCGGTGCATGGAACGGCGGACTTTGATGATTATCAAGTCTTTCTTCGTGCTATGGGTGTTGCTCTTTCTGGGATGAAAGAAGGAGACAAAGAGTTTGTTGTATACACTGCAGGACCTGCAGCAATTAACTCTTTTGTATATGAGTTTTGTAATCTATCTGAACGTGGATTTAAATCCCGTGGTAGAAAAATAAAATTTCTTAAATTACCTATCTCATGGATTGAAGAAAATATATTGCATGTAGACTACCTTGTTTATTTAAGTAAGCCAAAGCAACCTTCATCAAAGCTGGTAGCAATAGCTGAAAAAAACAACATTGAAGTAGGAATTTTCAAATACTAAGGGGTAAAAATGATCGTAACCAATTTGCAAACAATGGAAAAAATTGTTTCAAAGAACTATAATCTACACTGGGATGGTTGGACAGTTGTAGAAACTAAACAGTCTGATATTGCCAAGACTGCAATCAACGGAATCTATCGTAAAGGCAAATGGTATTTGGCAAAAACATTTGTACCTGATCGTAATGGCTGGGATATTCCAAATAGATATAAGGTGTAGATATGAAGCAGCACCTATGGAAAGACAATGGCGCCTGCTTTGATATGGACACAAATTTATTTTTTGATAAATATGAAGATGATGAGCTTGTTAGACCAATAATAGACAACCTTTGTCAAGCATGTCCAGTTCAAAGAGTATGCTTTGCCAATGGAGTATCTGGCAAAGAATGGGGTATCTGGGGTGGTATATACTTAGAGAATGGCGAAATATCTAGAGAGTTTAGCAAGCATAGAACAAAAGAAAAGTGGGGTGAATTATGGAGAGATCTAACAGCGGACAAGAAGTAACAAGTTTTGAAGCCATGTGCTCCATACTTGGTGAACTTTGGATGGACTACAAGTCTGACAAATACTTTAAAGATTTTATTGAGTACAACGATATTGGTTTGCCCATTGCATTTTTAATTGATAACGAACTTGTAGAGCCAACACAACTAGCCAGGCAGTACGTATATGAGACCTGGGATATATTTTTAGCAGCATTAGAGGTTGCTGAAGATATTGGATGGGAATCACTGGAAGAAGTGTTTCATTTTGTAGATAGAAAAGATAAAAAATAATGTACACAGATACTATGCGTAGAGCTTTTCATTCTATAATTGCTCCTAAAAATTTTCAAGTAGAGCTAATTGATAATGAACATTTTTTAACAATTAAGCTGAATGAATACCATTTTCTTAAAATGGGACATAATGAAAAGATAGAAGCATTACAGTATGTAGTTCAGTTAAAAAAAGCATTAGAAATGGAAGGCGCAATAGTTTTAGTATCAAGAGAGGCAATTAAATGACCAACACGTATATAGCATTAGCTGTTATAGCAACAGCCCCATCCATACTTAGCATATTTTTGTTGTTAAAGATATTAAAATTAAGAGATGCAATAAAAGTATTATCTGTGGCATATTCAAGAATTGAAAGCCTTTCTTCATTAAAAAACAATGATGATTTAAACAATGATGTTCACAAAGAAAACTTTATTAAGTTTCTTTCTGATTCTCGTGATTGGGCATATGAATACATTCAAGATATTCAAGAGGGAGTTGCTTATTTTGTAAATGAAGTTGAACCAGAAATAGCATACTTTGATGAATATGGCGAAGTTGGTTCAGCATATCCTCATTATCACTCAATGAAAAAAATATCTAAAGCTTACAAAGAATTAAAAACTTTGCTTCCAGAGGATGAAGATCATTGAACATTTATTGGTTTCAAAGAACAAATGACTTTAATTTTAAAACACTGTCTGAATCTTTAGAGGATGTGGGCTTCACTGGAATTCTTTTTCCAACAAATGCAAACACTGATGATTATTTTATAGATATAGCAAGAAATATAGATACAAAAAGAAAAATTAAATATATGGTTGCAATAAGGCCTTATACTGTTTCTCCACAATATATTTCAAAAACAAACAAATCAATGAATAAAATATCTAACAACAGAATTTTAATTAATTTTGTAACAGGACATGTAGGTGATGAAGAACACAGTGTCGGTGGAATTTTAGGAGACATAAACGATCTATCTTCAAATATAGAAAGATCAAAGTATATGATTAAATATTTAGCAGAGCTAAATAAAATAAAAAACAATTTGCCTGATTTTTACATATCAGTTACAAATGAGTTTGTTTTTGATGCAGCAAAAGAAAATAAAGTACTGGTGCCTTACTCTTGGTATAAAATAAATAGATTTGATTTAAATAAAAAACAATCCATGATACACGTTTGTCCAATAATTAGAGAAACTGAAGAAGAAATAAAGAAGATAGATAAAGATAACTGGCCACAAGATACAGAATTTTTTACAAAAGATGAGTTTAAAAGATTTATTTATTACTTGAAGGAAAAATCTTTTGATGGTGTGTTGATTTCTAATAGCCTCAGTGAGCTTGAGACAGAAAATATACTTAAAGTAATGCAAGAAATTAAAGAAGAAAGTGTGAGATAATAAAGCATGGAGTTTTATTATTTTGGTGGCAATTGTAGTGGCAATCAAATATCTAGGCTAGAGAATAGTCATTTCTCAGGGGTAATGTTTACATATGATGCTACCCAGGGAGATATGTTTGTAAGAATTGCTAAAGATATAAAGCCACAAGAAAAGATAAAGTATTTGGTTGCTATAAGGCCATACTCTATTTCCCCACAATATCTTTGTATGATAAATCAATCAATGAATGAAATAGATCCAGATAGGCTTCAGATTAATTTAATTTCTGGATATATAAAAGATCATGAACTAGATTTTGGTGGAATTCTTGGTGATACTAATGACTCATCAGGAAGAATTGAGAGATCAAATTATTTGATTGAGTATGTAAAAGCTTTAAATACAATGCCAGGAAACTCAGATAAATCTAATTCTTTAGATTTTTATGTATCAACCACCAACGAACATGTTTTTAATTTATGTAAAGATAATAACAATAAAATAATACTTCCATATAGAGACTATAAAAATGGTGCCTGGACAGTTATTAATGAAAGTGGTGGACAATCATTAAGCAATACTTTATTTGACTTAAATGGTGTTGAAGTTATGCTGGCGTTAACTCCTATAATAAGAGAAACACAAAAAGAGCTAGACAGTTTAACAGATTACGCATTAAGACCAGTCTGGAAAAAAGGAGAAAAACCAGCAGAGGTTACTGATATTGGTTACTTTACTTATAAACAATTTGATAGTTTTGTTCATGAGCTTGAAAAAAAAGGTATTCGCCAACTATTAATAAACGGCTGGCCCATGGCAGAAAGAGAAATAATTATTAATTTTATTAAACAATATGTAGAGGAAAATAAAAAATGAAAGATATAATGCTATCAATACTAACAGGTTTTGGATGTGGCGTCGTCTTTGCTGCATTCAAATTGCCAGTACCAGCACCACCAGTTTTTGCGGGAGTCGCAGGAATTATTGGTTTATGGATTGGCTTTACAGTACTAACAAAAATAATATCCTAGGAGGAAAATTATGAATACAGAACAACTAAAAGCAATGCTAGCATCATATGGTCGCTCAGTACTTGCATCAGGACTTGCCCTATATATGGCAGGCGTGACAGATCCAAAGGACCTATGGGCTGCACTAGTAGCTGCATTGGCACCAGTTGCAATCAGAGCAATCAATCCTAACGACAAGGCTTTTGGCTTACTGCCAGATGCCAAGGAGGTAGAGAAGGCTCTGAAGGCTGCTAAGGCACCTGTAAAGAAGGCTGCAAAGAAGTCTTCTGGTGGTGGAAAAACCAACCAAGTAAATTAATTTTTACTTTCAGGATTGCCAGTCTAGAAATAGGCTGGCTTTTCTGTTTTATGTGCCCCTAGAAGGATTTGAACCTCCGACCTTACGGGTAGAAACCGTTTGCTCTTCCTCTGAGCTATAAGGGCGTACACCAGGCAGGACTTGAACCTACGATCTTCAGTATATAAGACTGATGCCTTAACCAGCTTGGCTACTGGTGCCTATTAATATATTATACTCGTAATGTGTCTGCCAGTCAAGTATATCTTTTTCATCATTTAGTAATGGTTGGCCTTTAATGTTTAGACTAGTATTTAGTAGAACTGGAACTCCAGTTTGTAAATAAAATTTATTTAATACTCTGTGTAGTCCAGGATGTTGTTCTTTTGTAACGGTTTGAACCCTAGATGTTCCGTCAGCATGAACCACAGAAGGTATTCTTTCTGGTTGTAAACATTTAACTGTGTATTGCATATAAGGGCTTTCAAAGTCCATATCAAACCATTTAGATGCATGCTCTGCCATTACCACAGGTGCAAAAGGTCTAAACATTTCTCTTTGTTTAATTAAATTTACTTTGTCTTTAATGTTTGGATCCCTTGGATCTGCAAGAATGCTTCTATTTCCTAATGCTCTGGGTCCATACTCTGCTCTTCCTGCTGCTACTGCAACAATTCCATCTTTTAATATACCGTCAACAATTTTTTGAACGGGATAAGTGCCACCTAAATCATAACCAATATAAGGACTCTTCCATTCAATATGCTTACCGTATAAGGCTGCTGCTGCACCCAAAGAACTACCAGCATCTCCAGGGTTTGGCATAATCCATACATCTTTAAATATATTCCATAGCAAAGTGTTTGCTGAAGAATTAAGAGCACAACCACCCATAAATACTAAATTATTCTTCCCAGTAAGATGCTTTGCCATACGCATAAATTGATTTAGTCTTTGCTCATATACTATTTGTACTGCTGCTGCGATATCAAATTTATCTTGTTCTGAAACCCATCCCCAATCAGTAATTCCCTTATGAAAATTATATTTTTGCTCATCGTAATTTGGAAAATATGCGTCAACTTTTTTATAATATTTTGTCCAATCTCCGTAAGCAGCCATACCCATCATAATATATTCTTCTTGGTTTGGCATAAGGCCAATCAATTGTGTAAATGCAGAGTAAAACAATCCAAAACTGACTGGATAGTTTTGCTTGTATTTTAACTTAATCTTATCACCCTCTCCAACCCAAATTGTTGAGGTATTGTATTCACCAATAGCATCCAAAACAACAATAACAGCATCGTTAAATAAGCTTGTATAGTATCCCGCAGCTGCGTGAGAGTAGTGATGGCTAAATGATTTTCTAGGTATCCCATTGATTTCAAACTTTGGCTTCCATTCTCCAGAACCACCCCTTAAAAAGAGCCTGGAGGCCTTTAGGAGGGGTTTTTCATAGTAGGCTACCTTATCTGGTGTACCGTATTGTAATGCATCTTTTATTAAACTATCATTGATATACCAATCATTTTTTTTCTTGCTATATCTTTCTGCATGCCCAGCAAAAAGGATTTCTCCATTTTTAATTAAAGACACAGAAGCATCATGTGAAGTTTCATTAATTCCTAAGATAATCATTACTAAATTAATCCTTTTTCTTTAAGTGCTTTTTCAAATAATTCTTTTACATGTATCTGCCAGTGTACTCCAAAATGATTATTATCTTTTGCCATATACCATATTGATTGATCACTACATACTTCTTTATCATTTAAATGACAATTATGATTAGATAAATCTACATAGTCACCATTTTCAAACTTAGGCAAATCTTTTTTAATATCTATAACATATCTATTTGAAAAACTATCAATGCCACCATACTGATCAAAGTGGTCAAGGTTCCATTTAAACCAAATAAATGGTATTTTATGGCTATTGCAATATGCTTCTAGCATTTTTATGTACATGGCATTTAGCATATAAGCAAACTCTAAAGACATTATTTCACCAAGATTTGTTGGTAAAGATACAAACTTTGATGGTTTTTCATCAACTCTGTCTAAAACTCTATCATTTATAAATGATTTATTTTCTACATCTTCTAGTCGTCCTCCACCATTACGACGTCCAAACATCTTTGATGTATTTAAAATATTGCCGTCCATATATGTATAAACTCTACCAAAATCTGGAAAAAAAGCTAATAACATTTTTGGATGCCCATATTTTTCAAAATATTTAAATATGTTAAAAACAATATCCATGCAAGATCCGCCTGGAATTCCTATTGAGTTATGAGAAAATCCATGTTCTTTTGCTAACATATTACTCCAGGTAACATCTTTTGGCAAACCAACTCCAAAAGTAAAAGAACATCCAGCAGATAATAGATCAATGTTTTTTTCAAAATCAATAGATCTAAATCCATCACTATTAAATATAACATTTACCCTAACGTTTTTATCACTTTGCCCACTTTTGTTTGCAACCATTGCATTAAATTCTTTCATCTCTTTTGAGATTAAGCTTCCAAATGATTTTGCATTTTTTTCTCTTATTTCGTATTCTTTATTCATTTTATAAAAACCTTTCATTATATGCTTTTACAAATTTATTTGCAATGTGTGCGTGTCCATGAGTACCTAGATGCCAATTGTCTGATCCTGTTGAATATATTTCTGGGTACTGATCGTATAAATTTTTATGGCAAAGAATGTCTTCTACTTCAAAATCATTTGGAGTTAAATCAATAAAGTCTTTATAATAGTCTGAATGCTTGCTATTTATAATATTTGCCATGGTGTTTGTATCTTGATGCCAACTACCCCATAAAAAATTAATTCCCGCTTCTTGACAGTATGTCTCTAAATATGATATTGCTTGAAAGTTAAAAAAAATTGGTAAGGTTGTTGGAATAACGTCTTCTTTTTTAAAAGGCTTCTTTGAATATTTTACATGAATATCTATTGTTTGGTAATTATGGTGTGTATTTTGTAAAAATTTTCCAGCATATGGTCTTTTTGCTATAAGAAAATCTTTTTGTGAAGGTGAGGTAAATCTGTAAGGATCTGGAAACAAACAAAACAAGTTCTTTGAATTACCATATTTTTTAAAATGAGACATTAGTCTTTGTATTATTCTGTATGTGCTTTCACCACCTATACCTAAGTTAATTGAATCCATCTTTAATAAATCTGAAGAAACAAAACCCCAAATATTTTTATACATTTCTTCAGGGTCATGATCTTTGGCAATATAACTACCTTGAGTTTCTGAACAACCAGAAAAAATTAAATCTTGATTTTTTTTAAATTTTTGATTGATAGGCAAATGTGCACCCATCTGCTGATCTACTACTGGATTCATAAAAAGAAGTTCTACTTCAAAATCTGTAAGATTTTTTAATTCATCTATGTCTGGATTTTTCTGATTAGAAGTATTCAGTGAGTTATCATTAAAATAGCTATTCATTAATAAATAAATCCATCATCTTTTGGTTTCTTTATTGTTCTTTTAATTTTTAAATCAGCATAAATATAATAAGATATCATTAGTTTTATTTTTTTCATACAAATATTGTATCATATTAAGTCATGTGCACCAGGTAGGACTTGAACCTACGGCTCTATGCATATAAGGCAGGTACTCTAACCAACTGAGTTACAGATGTTTAAAGTTGGGCAGTTTTAGTCATACCCAGGACTGACAACTACTTACGTCTAGTAAAGCTAAACATCTTTTCTCTTGCATTGCTTGCAGCCTGCTTAAATCCATAGGCATATGACCCAATCATTAAGCCAACCATTGCTGTTGAATGTAATAGATAAAATATTGCACTTCTCATTTACTTACTCTCCTTAATAAATAGGTCTAAATTCATTACCTTTGTCCATGCAGAAACAAAGTCATTTACAAACTTTTGCTTAGCATCATCTGCAGCATAAACTTCAGCAATTGCTCTAAGCTCTGAGTTAGATGCAAGGATTAGGTCAACACGAGGAATGTTGACTGCCTGGCTTGCATTGGTATATGAAAGTAATTCAACTAAATAGCTATTGTCTAGCTTATCTTTAGCTAATGTTCTTAGACCAGATAACAGTACAACTAATTCTACTGGAGTTAATCCTAGAAGATTAGCTTTTTCTACTAGTAGTATCTCTTCTGGCTCTGTAATGCTCCAATGAACATAGTTACGGAAAGGATCAAACTTTGGTTCAAGAACTGCAAATGATTCAACATCTGTCTGCTCTTGAGTTGCATCACCACGCATAAACTTTGCAGTGATATCAGCACCAAATCCAGAATTCTTAGCACCAATTCCAACAGCAACGCTTCCAGCAAATACAATTAGATCTGCAAGAGATACATTGAAGTCTTCCTTAATACTGTTTAAAACAGAAACCACTCTGTTAATAGCTTCATGGTCATTTACTTCCCATGTATTCTGTGGAGCAAGAACAATTCTTGCACCATTGGCACCACCACGCTTGTCTGTCTTGCGGAATGTTGATGCAGATGCCCAAGCAGTTGTAACTAAATCAGAAACAGATAGACCAGACTCAATAATTCTTTCCTTAATGATGTCTACTTCTTCTTGTACTAATGTAGTTCTTGTTACATTGCTAACAGGATCTTGCCAGATAAGCTGCTCAGAAGGAACTTCCTTGCCAAGGTATCTTGAAATTGGACCCATATCACGATGTGTTAGCTTAAACCATGCACGAGCAAACTGATCTGAGAAGTAGTCAAAGTCTTCAAGGAATCGTCGTGAAATCTTTTCGTACTCTGGATCAAACCTCAATGCAAGGTCTGCTGTTGTCATAACTGGAGCATGGAACTTTCCATCAACATGTGCATCTGGAACTAAGTTAGCAGCAGACTCATCTGTTGGAATCCATTGTATTGCACCAGCAGGTGACTTTGTTTGTATCCAATCATACTTAAACAATAGCTTAAGGTATGAGTTATCCCACTTGGTTGGGGTTGCAGTCCATGCACCTTCAATACCACTTGTTATTGTGTCTTCTGCGTTGCCCTTACCAAATGAATTCTTCCATCCAAGACCAAGGTCTTCAAGAGGAGCAGCCTCTGGTTCTGGACCAACATGAGACTTATCTCCTGCACCATGTGCTTTACCAAATGCATGACCACCAGCAACCAATGCAACTGTCTCTTCATCATTCATCGCCATGCGTGCAAATGTTTCACGAATATCTTTTGCAGAAAGGAGTGGATCTGGATTTCCATCTGGTCCTTCAGGGTTAACATAAATTAATCCCATCTGAACTGCTGCAAGTGGTTGATCTAATTCACGATCACCAGTGTAGCGTTCATTAGCAAGCCATTCTTTTTCAGTTCCCCAGTATGTGTCATCGTATTCCCAAACATCTGCACGACCACCAGCAAAACCAAATGTCTTAAAGCCCATGTTCTCAAGAGAAACATTTCCTGCAAGAATCATTAGATCTGCCCATGAAATCTTCTTACCATACTTCTGTTTGATAGGCCACAGGAGTCTGCGAGCCTTGTCTAAGTTACCGTTATCTGGCCAAGAGTTTTGTGGAGCAAATCTATGCAGACCTTCTCCAGCTCCGCCACGACCATCAGTTGTTCTGTATGTTCCTGCAGAGTGCCATGCCATGCGGATAAAGAACGGGCCGTAGTTGCCGTAATCTGCAGGCCACCAATCTTGTGAGGTAGTTAAAAGAGTATTGATATCATCCTTGACGGCATCAAGATCTAAACTATTAAACTCTTCAGCATAATCAAATTCATCTGACATGGGGTCAGACTTTTCTGAATGCTTTCGTAATCCTGATAGATCTAATTGATTGGGCCACCAGTCTTTATTATATGTACCACTATTATTTAAAGAATCCCCCATGTAGGGACACTTCGCTTCACTCATTTTGTTCTCCTTATATAAGTAGGGTTATACAACCTTTGTGCACCAGGTAGGACTTGAACCTACG